AGCGCGGTGTACACGTCAGCGGCTGGGCGACGGTAGACGATGCGCGGGTCGACGCCGCGAGCGCCGCGTATCTCGTCCTGGTCGATGGGTGGGAGGACGACCTTCCAGCCGAGTTCGCGGGCGCATTGCGCGAGGTATGCGCGGGTCAGGTCGGCTATGCGGAGCTGTCCTGCGGTCACTCTGGGGGTGATCGCTTGGATCATGTCCTCGACGGCGCTGGCCCTGTAGTGCGGGAGTGAGTCCCAGTAGGCCTGTCCGAAGGCGGTGATCTGCTGTCGGATTGCGTGGACCTGGCTGTCATACGCCTCAGTGAGGCGGTTGAGCGAGTCCAGGTCCGGCATCGTTACTTCTCCTCGAGTGTCGCTGACTGTGTCTCTGGGAGCCTGAGTGCGACGGGGACGGCACCCGTGAATCGGATTCCGTCGAGGCCGACGACCTCCGACGCTGATTCAGGAGCGACGCCGGCGCGGATCGCCGTGCCGAGGGCGTCAAACCTGAGTTTCAGGTCTGCTGGGTCTCCCCCCCCCCCCCCCCCGGGGGGGGCCCCCCCCTCTCCGCGGCGCGCCGGCGCCGCTGGGGGCGCGAACGCCAACGCGAGTTGCTCCTCAGCACGGCGTTGCTTGTCCTGTGCGATCTGCTCCGGCGAGTATCCGAGGATGTTGCGCTGGATCGTTTCGAGCGCCTCTCCCGCGTTGCGCGCCTGAACTGCGGCGGCGTACTTCTCCGTAAGAGAGACTGCATGAGGCGGCACGAACAGGACCTCCACGGTCTCGGACTCGCCAAGGCTGTATCCCTCGACGGCGAGCGCCTTGACGATGAGGTAGGCGAGCGCGGGCTTGAAGCGCTCGATCCTGTCGCCTGCCTTGGAGAGGAGGGCCTTCTGCGGCTGTTCAGCTCCCGCCGCCGATTGGTTCGCCGAGTCGGGCAGCATGATCGAGAGGGGCGTGGACGTTTCGGCGGCGAGTTCGCGCCAGTCGTCTTTCGTCGCGTTGAGTATCTCGGTGATTTGGGTCTGGGAGGACTCCCAGATTTCCACGCCGGGGGGCAGCTCCCACAAGGCGGCTGGTGAGGGCTCGAAGATCGCCTGGTAGTCGATTTCGTTCCCGGCCTCGTCCTCAGCGGGCAGGCCCGCCGATCCTTCGGCGGTCTTGAGTGCGCGCTGGCGGAAGGCCTGCATCGAAATAATGACGAGCCGTTGGAGGGTCTGCCAGTTGATGCGGTCGATCAGGTCGAGCACGTGCTCGAATTCGCCCATCCCGAACCTGTTCTCGAGAACGACAACCGGGGGCGCGCCCTCGAAGGGCTGGACGCCACCGAGGTCGAGTCGCCAGTCCCCGGACACCCGAGAGATCAGCTGCTTCGACTTGTCGTAGGCCGAGCGCGTGTAGGACATGCGCAGGCCCGGAGTCCACATCACGAGGTGATCGAGGCCGGCCGCCTGGTCTCGCCAGACCTTCACGGCCGCGAGCGCTCGCCAGGGGCGGACCGGGTCAGGCTCGACGTACATGTGTTCGGGCCGCTCGTAGGTGACGCAGGCTCGGCCGTCTTCGTCCTGTGTCACCAGGAGGTATCCGCGCCCGAGGGCGGCTGCGTCCCAGATCGCGTCCGAGAAGACCACTTTGAGGCGATTGTCGCGCCAGATGCGTGCCGCTGCCTGCGCGGCGGGGCTGTCCTCGCTGGCTCCTACCGTCACCCCGTTAGGGATGAGACGATCCACGAGGGCTGAGACGACGAGCTTGCCTGGGTTGGTGCGCGCACGCCGCTGGAACTTCAGCCACGCCTTCGCGAGATTCGGGCCCATCTCCGGCAAGGGGGATGAACCGTTGGTGTAGGAGCGCAGGAGGTCCGTTCGCGGACGCTCCTTGTCCATCTTTGCTGTGAGGTAGGCGAGCCATTCCTCGGGCGTTTTCGTCATGAGGTGGGGCCTCCTCCCCCCGTGTGTTAGTAGAGCCGCCTTGGTGCGCGGCGGCTGGTTTGTTTGGCTGCGCCCTTGCCGACGGCGTCGAGTCCGGCCGTGTAGGCGAACATGGCGCCCCATGCGGCGTCAATCTTCGAATAGTCCTGGTCGTCCGCCGGCTTGACGAGGACGTACCCCGATTGCCTTGGAGACTTGCGGGCGTTGAGCAGGTGCGCGGTCATCGTCGGGTCTCCGTCGTATGTGACAAGGCCTTGGTGGATCGCGGACAAGAGTTGCGCGAAGTTCTCGCAGGTTTTGGCGACGTTTCGCTGCGGGTATCGGATCGGCTCGGACGCACTGATCTTGGCTCTCAGGCGGCGCGAGTAGCGTGCCTCCCAGCCCTTCACATCCTGAGCCCATCCCGCCGACGGATCCGCGTAGAAGCCCACGACGTTGAAACGCTCGAAGGCTTCACGGACGGTTTGTTCCACTTCGAGGCGGGGCGGCTGCCACCCCTCGCCTGCAGGGCCGTCTGGCTGGCTCCAAATCCCAACCTTGAACAGGTGCCGTTGCGTCACCGAGTAGCCGATCAAGACCGTGGCATCCGCGATGCCGATCTTCCGGCCCTCTGACCCGTCAAAGCCGAGCGTGATCGGCTCGGTGGAGCTGATCTGCTTCGTGTGGTCTTCGATGGCTCGCAACTCCGGCATCGTGAGCCATGCGTCGGACGCGCTGTTGATCTGGTTGAGGAAGTTGGCGCACATGTCAGCCGGGTCGTTATCCGGATGCCAGAAGCTATCCGCGATGCGCTCGATGTCGACCCAGCCGGGTTCACACTCGGGCTCGTGGATCGCGCATCCCCTGGGGTCGGCTGCCGAGTCTCCGTAGGCGATGCGCAGACCGTTGATGAGCGATTCGCGGTCCGAGATGTCGGTGTCCAGCGGGGCCTCACGGTGGTCGTAGTACAGGCCCCGAGCGGCTTCGGGCTTGGCCTTGCCAGCCTTGATCAGCTCATAGAATCGCGCTGTCGTCTCGGCCACCGAGCGTTCGCCGATCGTGTAGGCGTTCGGGGTCTCGATTGTGAGGCCCCCGAGCTTGTCTGCGTTCGCACGCAGTGTCTTCGCCAGCTTCGGTCCGCCGTTTGACGGCCGCCATGTTTCGGTCTGGTCCATGACCGCCATGACGGCTTTGGCCCCCTTGACGGAGGTCGCCGACGACGTTCGTTTCTCGATGCGGCCGCGACGCAGCGCCACGAAGGAGTCCATGGGGTCGAGGCCGTACTCCGATTCAGCCGGAGAGCCGCGCAGCATTTCAAGGAGCGGGTCCCAGGTGTTCGCCGTCTGATCGTCCGTCGTCGCCGTGACCTGCACGATAGGGGTCCTCCGTGTCGACCACGGCACACCGACCGGCTGACCGTCCGAGTCCCACCCATCACACAGAACGGGTCCCATTGCTTCGGCGCAGCAGATCGCTGCGAGAAACGGGCTTTTGCCCCACCCACGCGGACGCGACAACACCGCGCGCTGCTTGACGCGACGTCCCGTGTCTGGGTCCAGCTCATACAGCCTCGCGAGGAACTCAATCTGCTCCTGCGTGGGAACAAACGGGATGTGTTCCTCACTGTCCTGATCCCGGTCAGGCATGAGCAGGTACGCCATCATCCAGTCCGCGATGTCGTATCCGAGTGTCGGGAACTCGTCGTCCTCGTCGATCGGTTTCCAGGGCACGCTACACCGCCCTCAGCTTCTTCTGCCGTCTGCGCGCACGCGCAGAGACCGGCGCCGCCTCATTCCCGGCGGCGTCGGCATCGTCTTCGAGGGTATCGGCCACCGCGAACTGAATCCGGAGCCTGGCACGGTCCTCTGGCGTCGCCCCGAACTTCGCCACACGCAACCTAAGCTCACCCGCAACTCGATAGTCGCCCTTCCAGTACAGGGCATGCAGGTACGCGGTGTCCAGGAGGAATGACCAGTCGGTCTCCGTGTATTCGGCGGACAGTGGGGACTCCCGCCACATCTTCCACCAGCGCCGCGTGACCGTTGGCCACGTAAAGCGCTTCTTCCTCGGCTTGCCGTTCTCGTCGAGCACGACTTGCTCAATGACCGGCAGCGACGGCTGTTCCACAGGTTGCGCCGTGATGATACGCAGGATTTGGGGGTCCTTATTCCGGCGAGCTCGCGAGCCCTTCGGCTTCGGCGCGGGGCCACGACCAGCCATAACCACCCCCGCCTATCCGCAGAATACCAACGAATTATCCGTTACAATTGGAGACGTGAGGACATGCGAACACTGCTCGACTCCGCTCAAACACTGGGCGCGTGCCGACGCGCGCTTTTGCTCGACCCGGTGCCGAGTCGCTCACCACCGCGCCGCACCGACGCATGCCCCACGAGTGCTGCCCGCCGAGCTCATCAGCCGCCCCCGATGGGTCAACCACATCGACAAGCGCCCGCTGTGCTCACGCACGGGGCGCTGGGCATCTGTCACCGATCCGAGCACGTGGAGCACTTACGCGGCCGCGAGCGCGACTGGCGCTCCCCTGGGGTTCGTCCTCGGGGACGGCATCGGGTGTATCGACCTCGACGGCTGCCTGGACGAGCGCGGCATCCCCAACGACGCCGCGCGCACGCTGCTCGCGTACTACGCGGGGTCCTACGTCGAGGTCTCGCCCTCGGGGCGTGGTCTACACATCTGGGGGACCGCCGTCCCGCAGCGAGGCTTCAAGCGCACCTGGCGCGGGCAGCGGATCGAGTTCTACTCCCAGGGTAGGTACATCACCGTCACGGAGAATGTGTACCAGGACGGCACCCTGGCACCCCTCTAAATTCCCCCGCGCCCTCACCCCACCATCCGGCGTTTGCGTTGAGCCAGCAACGGTTTCCGCTTGTTGTTATTTCCCCAGACCCGTACAAACAAAAAACTACAGCTCTTGACGGTGTTTGCGGTGATGGGGGGAGGGGGTCCCCGGTGGGTGGGTCAGTCGATGAGGCCGGGATGCTTGCGCTTGCGCGGAGCGTTTCGCGCCCGCTCAGCGGCTAATGCGGCCGCGGCTTCTCGCTGAGTCTTTCGCTTGTGATGCCACGAGCACAACCACTGCAAGTTCGTCGCTCGGTGGTCATCACCTGGTGTGACGTGGTCGCACTCGGCACCAGCTGCAGGGCAGCGCGTCCCGTCATGCAGGAGCGCTTCGCACCTGCCGCCTGCGCGGGCTCGGACGAAGGCGCGGCGCTCGTCCCAGTCAGGCGGGAGCCGCGACGCGCGATCGCTCGATGACCACGCCATGACGCTTCATCCTCTCGGAGCTCGCCGTGTCCGGCGGGTACGCGAAAGCCCCGGGCGGTAACCGCCTCGGGGCTTGTTCGACACTTCTGCCGTTGGCACGAATGTTACAACTGCCATGCGGCGCTGTCAATCAACCTTCACCTGGTTCGCGTGTCGTGTCGTGCAGCGGCGGCGCGACGAGGCCGCAGCCGCTATCACGTCCTCGACGGCGACCCATACGGAGCCGCCGACCTTGACCGACCGTACCCGGCCCGTTGACGCCCACACCCGGACCGTTGACGCGGGGAGGCCGGGGACATGTTTCGGCACATCGCACTGTCGTTCCCATTCCTCCCCCGCCACGATCATGCCGAGGTCTCCTCGGTCTTTGCTGACATGCGAGCGACCAGGACCGACCAGGCGCGCAGGCGTTCCCAGTCCTGGGAGGACAGGACTCGCCCGCAGGAGATACGCGAGCAGGTTACCTGCTCTTGCCCGCCGATGACTCGCACGGGCGTGACCACGAGCGAGTAGGCGTTGCATGACGGGCAGGCGATGTCCTGCACGCGCCGCTCCGGTTCCTCGACTGCCCACCTCGCGCGTGCGCCTGCGTCGAGCCTGGCCAGGTCGGCAAGCATCTCGGGTGCCCACGGTGCGGCCGCGACGCGGTCGAGCAGTGGATCAATCCAGCGGACGAGTTCAGTCAGCGCCTCCGGGGCACGGATGCCGACCGGCTCTGCCTCGACGAGGTAGGCCTCGCCTGTCTCCGAGTCGATCTTGCGACCAGGACTCGACCACCACAGGCCGGACGGCCGAGGAGCCTCCACGCCGATATGCTCGCCTGCCTGGATACACCACGAGGCCAGCGCCGCCGCGAGTTCGTCAGCAGCTGCTCTCTGCTGCGGGTACAGCGAGGACGAGCCAGGCGGGCGGCCACCGCCAGAGGATGAGATCACCGAGGGCGCGTCGTCCCCTCCCATCAGCTCGTCGACGAGTGCCGGCATCGTGCGCACGACGGATTGGAGTCTCCCCCAGCAGCGGGCGCACAAGACACCGACGTAAGCCGGACTCGGGGCGCAGCCCCGGCACGAGTCTTCCTGGCAGTCAGGAAGATGCTCACCAGGCGAGGTACACCCGGACAAGCACACGCGGTTCAGCACGGCTCCTCCTCAAGGCAGAAACGGCCGACCATCATCGCCTTCTCCTTCTACGGTTCCGCTTAGCGCTCTGCTGAGGTGTGCGCGGGTGCCCGGCCTGGCCCTTCCCGGCCTGGCCCTTCCCGGCCTGGCCCTTCCCGGCCTGGCCCTTCCCGGCCTGGCCCGTGCCTGCCCGGCCCGTCCCGTCCCTACCCGACCCGAGAGTATTCGACCTGATACCCTTCGATGTCGAACCGGAGTTCGGACTTGAGTCCGAACTAGGTCGAATACGCGGACCCTCGGACGCGCGTCTCTCGGACGCGCCGGGGTCACGCACAGCAGCCTCTGCAGGGCCGCTGGAGCCGCGCCCGGGGTCAACAGGCGCTCCGGACCCTCGGCCCGGGAGAACGCCCCTCGCGGGCGTCTCTGAGGCGGGGTCAACGGGCGCGCCCGGATCCACGGACGGCGCGGCATCGTATCCGTACCTTGTAAGGAACTCGGCCGACCACACTCCGTAATACGGCGTGGACGGGACAGGCCGCAGCGGCGAGGCCGCGTCGAATGCCTCCCGCGCGTGCCCGCGCGAGGAATTGCACTCGTGACAGGCGACCACGAGACCCTCGACCGGGGCGTCCCCCAGCGAGTCAGGGTCCACGTGATCGAGCGTGCCGAGGTTGTAACCGGTCGGTCCGGTCCAGCGCACGACCTTCCCGCAGTAACGGCACTGGTCGCCGTCGCGGAAGATCACAGCGGCCTTTTTGTTCGGGTCGCGGTTCTCCCGCGACCTCGCGCGGCGACGCATGACCTCCTCGCGAGGCTGAATGTGAATGAATTCCTCATCCGTGAACAAGCGCAACTTGTGCGCCCCGTCCGCCTCAACCCATGTGAGCAGCTCTGCGGCCACCGCCGCATCGATGAGGCGCACAACCCGCGAGCGCTCGCCGTCGCGGAAGCACGCGCCCCTCTCGATAATTCCGTCTGTCAAGTGCTTGGCCGAGTAGGTCGCGAGAGCCATGAGGAAGCCGAACATTTCGATGATCGAGATGTCCTCCGCTCCCTCGATGTCGTACAGCGCCATGAGCTTAGGGTGGCTCAGCGCTTCGTCGCCGACTCGGACCCAGGCCATTACCTGCCCTCCTTCACGCTTGTGTTCTTGATTTCCGCTGGTTCCCAGTAGTCCTCTGGGAACAGATCCCGGGGCCGGTGCTCCGGGAAGTTCCTGCGCATCCAGTCGCGCTCGGTTTTTCGCTGATACTCAGCCTCAAGCCTGAGGAAGCACGGCCTGCAGCGCGCATGCCCCGCAGCGAGCACGACGCCACAGTCCGGGCAGTGCCGTTCCATCAGAACGGCGGTTCCCACGCCGCGTAGTTCGCAGCTGGCTGTGAGGCCTGGCGTGCCCAGGGATCTTCCTGCGTAGGAGGCTGGCGGGGCGCGGCCTGCTGCGTTGTCTGGGCGGGCTGGGGGGACGCAGGTGGAGGCGGGGGCGGGTATCCTGCCCCGCCGTCGGCGGCGGGGTGCCTGGTGACCTGCGCGCGGGCTCGGCGTAGGGAGGGGCCGACCTCGTCGACCTGCATCTCAACGACCGTGCGGCGCTCGCCCTGCTGTGTTTCGTAGGAGCGCTGTGTGAGGCGGCCGACGACGATCACACGCATGCCCTTACGGAGGGACTCGGCGACGTTCTCGGCGACATCGCGCCACACGGAGCAGCGCATGAAGAGGGTGTCGCCGTCGCGCCATTCGCCGGCGTTACGGTCGTAGGTTCGCGGGGTGGAGGCCACCGTGAAGTCAGCGACGGCGGAACCGGACTGTGTCCAGCGGAGTGTGGGGTCGGCAGTCAGGTTACCGACGAGGGTGACGAGTGTTTCGCCGCTCATTCGGGGTCCTCCTCGTTTTCTTCGAATGGCATGACGGTGAATCGGATGGAGCACATGGGGATGCCCATGCGCTTGCTGGTGTGGCGGGGGTCGAGGCGCATGTCCGGTCCCTGCAGGTGACGCGCGTCGTCGTCCGGGAGCAATCCGGCGTCCACCAGCCCGTCCACGAGGGCTTTGAGGGTGGGCATGTAGTTGTGGAGGTCGCGGCGGCGGCCGTCGGGGAAGCGGACCCACGCGACGAGTCGTGCTCGCATGAAGGTTGGGCAGTGGGCCGCACGGGCCATGACCCGGGCTTGCATGCGCAATGTCCGAATTCGCGGGGAGAGAGTGCGGCGGTCAGCTCGGCCGTTGAGCGAGAGCATGTCCGCCTGGGGCAGATCGAAGGGGCCGATCTCCCACAGCGGGGCAATGGCAGCGTCATTCATCGCGTTCTTCTCCTGCCTGCGGGTAGAGGCCGTCGATGAGCTTGTCAACAACGGCACCGATGGTCCTGCGGATGCTCATGCGCTGCTCGGGCGTCTGCGCGTATTTCTCGGCAATCGCTGCGCCGACATCGATCAGGTCGGACGCCGTTTTGATCGCATGCACCTGAACCCGCGATAGTTCCCGCTCGAGGGCACGGACGTGATTCGCGCGCTCGATTTCGGCGAGGAGTTCTTCACTCACAGTCCTTCCCCTCCCTCGTAGACGCGAAGCCCCGCTGGCTCGCTAACGCTCCCCATGGGCACAGGGGGAAGCAGCGCAGCCTCCAGGTATGGGATCGACGGCCCGTCGTAGAGGAGCTCGCCCGTCACGGGGGCCTGGATCATGACTGATCCAGCGGACCAGCCAAGGCACGCGTCTGTGCCCCAGATGAACGAGGACCGCCCGTAACCGTCCCCGACGCGGACCCGCAGAGGTATCTGCCAGGCCGCCGCCGACGCCGCGAACGTGCGGACAACAGCCGGGTCCATCTCCACGGCCGCATCCTGATAGAGGACCCCATGCGCTCCATCCAGCAGAAGGCGCGCCGCGTCAACGCGGTCCTCATCCATCGGCTCAGCTGCCGAAGCGACACGCGCCATCTGCGGCCCATACAGGACGCCCGTCTCCTGGACAGTGATGCCCTCCCTCTCATCGAGGAGGAGGCTCACCCTCTCGACGGGAGACCCCGCGAGGAACGTCGCCAACGACTCAACAGCAGAGCGACGCAGCCACATCGACTTCACGCCATCCCCGTAGCTATCACCATCCAAAACGGTGAACCGCACCGCGATCGCGCGCTTACGATCAATCGCCGAGGCAAGCACCATCACGCAATCCTGGACGACGGCCAGGCGCAGCAGGCCCGCGCCATTGTCCGGGGCATCCTCGGGAATTTTGCGCGCCACATGCGGCAGGGCCGCACGCAGCGCCCCCTCCAAGGCCGCACGAGACACGACCACCAGCGTTGAATCCTCGACACTCATCAGTACACCTCCCCAGCGCGCGGTCCCCAGGTGACGACCGCAGGGGCAGCCTCGACCTTCTCGCAGAACGCCTCCTCACCCTCACCGAGGGTGTATCCCCAGTGCTCCAAGGTCCGCAGGTACAGCTGAACGAGGCTGTCAAAGCGCTCACCGTTGCGGCTGCGCCAGTAATCACGGCCCATGCCACCCTCGAGGACGCCGATACACCACGCGAGGCGCGCCTTAGCCGCCTGTGCGGCTGACATCGTGAGCCCGAAGCCCATGTCATCGAAGTCGACCAGCGCGCGGCCCTTCGCCTGCGATGCGACGGACACCTGGGCTTGGTTGTAGATGACGGGCATTTCCAAGAGCGCCGTGTCCTTCGGCAGAGGGCGCTTGAAGAGCACGTCCTTAATCCAGGCGCGGCGCACTTCGCCTTCCTGAGCCGCCTGACGGTTCGCCTCGACGGTCGCTGCACGATCGACTTCCTGCGTGGTCCTCGCCCTATCCTCACGGGTGAAGTGCCCGTGCGAGGCGTAGTCCATGCACACAAAGCGCGTCTGCGCGCTCGTGTACTCACCCGAGCCGATCACCGAGACATACGCCGCATTGCCGGGGCAGCTCTCGTGCGGCTCAACACTGTTGCCGTATTCGTCAACCAGGTTCCACAGGTACTGGTTGGTCTTCGGGAAACCGTCATAGAATTCGTCATCTGTAATGACGTGGATACCCTGCTGACGCAGGTCGAGGACCTCGCCTTCATAGACCTGGCGGCGGCGCGCCTCGTCACGGGCGCGCTCGAGGAAATGATCGATCTTGCCGGGCGCCTCGCGAATCTCCTCGACGACCATGCCCGCGATGTCCTCGGGGAGGTCAGCCTCAGCCTCAGCGATCTTCGCGAGATCATCGAGGCCGAGATTCGCCGACTCCCCAAGGGCTGCGACCTCCTGCGAGGCGTTAGCGACCCTGCGCGCCAACGTGGCCTCGCTGGCCCGCACACCCCGCTTGCGCAGTTCGGCTGCCGGAAGACCCATCAACACGAGCTGGTTAATGGCCCGCGCACGGTCAACGGTCGACGTGTGCGCATGCTCGTCATTCTCCGTGAGCTGCAGGCCGATCCGATCCAGGTCATTCGCCACGTCGACGATACGCACCGGCACCGTCTCCAAGCCCGCCTCAATGGCCGCGCGGTGGCGACGGTGCCCGTCAAGGACCACCAAGCCCGTCAGGGTCGGATACACGTCGATGTCTTTGAGGACACCGAGTCCGGCGATCGTCTCCACGAACTCGTGTCCGACACGCAGGTCCGCTCGGATGTTCGAGCCTCCCTGCAGGAGAGTTGGGTCGATCAGCCACCGCTGGCCAGGCTGGACGGCCCCAATCGGGTCCGCCGCGACCTCAGCCGACAACACGCCAACACTCGCAGACGAACTCTCCTGCTCGTCGCGTCGAGGCGTCAACCCCACCGCCTCAGCCACCTCGGCCAAGCCGCTCAGGTCATACAGCGTAGGCGCATTCGGGGACGCCACCCGCATCCTCTTGATCCAGCCCGCCGCGAGCAGGCGATCGAGGGTGCGTCGCAAAGTCCGCGCGGACAAGCCCGTCAAACGGGCCAGCTCAGCCTGCGCGACCTCGACCTGCCCGTCCTCCTCAACCATGCCGAGCATCGTCTCCGCGACAGTGCGAGCCTGCACGTCATCAGCGGCAATCGCGATAGTGATCATTTCTTCTCGCCTCCTCGACGCTCTTCCTGCTTCTGCAGCAAACGCCGGTGCAATTCGCGGAACTCGCGTGTGTTCGTGCGCCAGTCCTGCCACAGGTACGCCGTCACCAGCGCCAGCAGTGCCAGGACGAGGACGCCCATCATCGTTTCGGTCACTTCTCTGCCTCTTCCTGCTCGGTGTTTCCGGCGGCAAAAATCTTGGTGCCGCCGTTCGGGCACTCGAATGTTGGTGCCAACGGCGCCGGCGGCGCCCAATCCGGCTTCTCCACGACGGCCGCGCGAACCTCGACAATCCGGCGCGCATGCATCACGGACGGGCTCGGAGGCGACATCAGCAGCAGCCCCTGACGCTCGACCTCCTCGACGAACGCGGCGTTAGCCAGCCCCAGCAGATGCGGCATCGGCAAGTTCGCGTCCTCGATAGGGAACTCAACGATCATCTCGACGGACCTCATGCCCGACGCTCCTTCCACGCGACGTAGACCAGGCGCTCAGCGAGCGCCGTCGGCACCGTGATCGCGGCGGCCGCCGGAACCCATGCATCAATCGCTGCGCTGAGGACCCACGCCAACGCCATCAACGCCAACGCCAGCAGGATCCTGGCGACGTTCATCCCGCTCACTGCTCTTCCTCCTTCGCCTGCAAAGCCGCCCGCGCGCGAGACCGCGCCACCGCAATCCGCTTCTGCGCGGCCGTCTGCTTCCGCCGCATCTTCATCACCGCATCCAATCGACGCAGCCCCTCCAAGACCGGCGCGCTCAACGCCACCGTCTCGGACGTGGTAACCTGACCCATGACTGATAGTCCTTTCTTGGACTGCCCCGGCCGACCCCAATCGGCCGGGGCGCTTTCTTTTCAACTGGTGACCGTGGGGCCGGGCGGAGACTCGCAACCCACCAACACTCAAACCCGGCCCCACGGAGTTCTAACCGCGCGCCGAACTATCCTCGCGGTCACGCAGAAACTTGTACCTCGGCACCTGAACGGTGTGGCCTGCCGGGGTATGAGCACTGGCCCCCGGCAGGCCACGGCCTCCCTCAGCGCCGCTGGAGTGAGCGGAGGAAGACGCTGAAGAAGGCGAACCATCCGCACCACGGATGGCCCCCTCCCCGGTAAGGTGGGTAACACCCGCCAGGCCGCACGAAGCAGTGCAGCCACCACACCTCACCGAGGAGGAAGACTTGGAATCAGCAGCACGCGCGTCGACGAGCTCGTCCTCGGCATCGCCGACAGCGACACGCCCATGATCGTCCCCCTGAGAGGCATACAGGTCCTTGATCGCGCGCGCGTTCAGGCGCTGCAGCTTCTCCAGCATCTGCACCTGAATCTGCAGCATGTCGCTCTGCGCGCGCGCAAGAAGCCCCTCATCGAACCAGTGACGAATGTTGTGCAATCCGAGGACGAGCACTGCCTTTTGCAGCGCAGACGCTGCTTCAATGAGCTGGCTCTCCGCGTATTCTTCAGGGGAAGAATCGGTGTGCAGGACCTTTCTGGGCTGCACCTGCTCGCGAAGGTTCGACCGATGAGTGTTCGCGACGTCGGCGGCCGAGGCCGCGCTACCCACCGCCGACCGTTCGTCAGCCATGACCGCACTGAGGAACATCTCAGATTCCCTCAGCTCCCCACACGCGCGGATGACAGCCAGACGGGCCTCCTCGACACCCTTACGGGCCTCTGCTTCTCTGCGCATCATGCTGCGTCACCCCCGACCACGTCCTCCTCCACAGCAGGGTGGACGCAAATGCCCACGCTGGTCCGTACCATGCGAGCAACGCCCATTTGAGGGCGTTTGAGTTCGCATGAAAGGAGGTGACAGGCATGGCGAAGGGCGGAAAGAGCGGAGGCGGCAAGTCCTCCAAGGGCACTTACCGAAGCGCCGTGACCGGACGCTACGTCACGGCCACTTACGGCAAGGGCCACCCGAACACGACCATCAAGGAATCCGGCAAGTGATCCGCTAATCGTGTTCTCCCGGTGGGCGGGTGCCCCGGCACACGGGCGCCCGCCCACCAAGCTTTCATTCATCCTCATCAGAGGCCTCCATGTTCTGACGCATCCATGCGTCCAAATCAGCAATCGAATACCGGACCAACTGCCCGCGCTTCGCATAACGAGGACCGTCCCCGGCCCGGCGCAGCGCGTACAACGTGGACTCAGACACCTGCAAGTACTCCGCCGCCCCCTTCGGGGTCAACCACCCCGGAGTCACGAGGACTCACCCCCCAGCTCCGCCGCATCGCTGTGCATCACGCTGCATCACCCCTGACTGAGGCAGAGATTGAATGAACCGCTCCAGGCCCGAGGACTCGGCACTGAGCGTTGAGATCATCTCCGCAGTAGCGGACAGACGACCCGATCTTGATTGCCCGCACGGCACCCGAGGTGCCGAGACGCTCGACGGTCGAGCGGGAGAGGCTGAGGGTCTCCTGAACCTGTTGGGCGGAGTACCAGCGGTCGGGTGCGAACGGATGAACTGTGGTCATTTCCCGAACACCTCCCTGTCGATCGTTTCCGCGATCCGCTCACCCGCGTCGATGCCCATGTCAGCGAGGTACTCGAACGCATCCCCGACGTAGACAAACACGAGGTACCCGCCGCAGAAGAGGACCGGGACTCCGACGACCACGAGGGCCAGGCAGATGAGCACCACGACGACGGTGCTCATGCCGGAACGTCCTCGCCGCAGATGTCGACGTGCGATGTCTGGAGGATCATGACGCCGGTCTGCTTGTCATGGATCGAATAGTCCCCGCCCTCGTCCTCCTTGTACTCGAGGCCGGTGTCGCGTTCGGCGCGGTCGAGGAGGTCCCGGACGGTGGTACCGAGCGCATCTGCGAGGCGACCAACTTCCGGCAAGGTCAAATCTCGACGCTCGTTGAGTTTCAGAGACAGGCTCGCGCGGCTCATGCGAGCGCGGGCTGCGAGCTCCGTCTGAGAGATGCCCAGCTCATGGGCCATGCTCTTGATTACGGCTGCGACAGTCATCTCATGGTTCCTTTCTGCATTTGTAGACCAATGACTACTATATAAGTCTACATTTGGAGATTTCGCAACCTGTTTTCATGTGACATGGATCTACAAAAGTAGATACGCTTACCTCATGGGAAGCAAATCGCTTAAATCAAGTCCCTTTGAACGCGCTGTCTTAGCTGTACTCAAGGAGCGTCTGCAAAGTCTGGACCTCACTATCGATCGACTTGCCGAGCGGGCCGGAATCACCCGTGCGCGCTGCTACAAGATCTTCGCAGGCGATGCTGTTTGCACGATGAGTGACTTCGGCGCGATGTGCGCGGCGCTCGGAGTCAGCGGCTCCGATGTAGCAGCAGAGGCAGAGCGCCGCCTTGCACTCACCACCGCTCCTGAATAGATCGCAGCAGGGCAAGGCACTTCCCCTCTCTCGCGTGAGCTGTAGACTGCCCATATAGGTAGGTCGTACTCAAAGGAGGAGCTATGCGCCGCCCTAAAGGAGCCTTCCGGCTCTACTCATCCGATCCCGCTGAGATCATCTGCACCGACACCGAGTTGCTCTACGATTCGAAGCGGCGCGGAGAGCCAATCCAGCGGATCCCGCTGACTGACGTCGTCAGCGTCGAGGTCGAGGATGGCGAGGCCATGCAGGCGCGCGTGACTGCGACGCGCCTCGTCACGCTCGGAATCCTTGCGTTCGCTGCGAAGAAGAGGAGCGGCGGCGATAAGTGGCTCATGATCGAGACGCGACAGGCTCTGCTGACTCTCCATTTCGAGCGCAAGACTGTTGACGGCCTCATGCGATTTGTAGCCCACACGCGCGCCGCTGTGAAGGCTGCGCAGTCCCAGCCTGCGCCCGCAGCCCAGCCCGTGCCTATCCGCTGGCCCGGCGCACCTCAGCAGCCCGCACCAAGGTCGGGCGGCTGGGGGCGCATTTTCCGTTAATCGCTGTGGCGCTGTAGTGGCGCACTTCGATCTACGCGCCCACTTTTCGGCGCGATTAGGGGCCTTCGTTTCGATTCCCCCCATCTCCACACATCTCAAACCCCGGGCTTCCGTTGGAAGCTCGGGGTTTGTTTGCGTTTCGGGCGCTCCGCTTTGGCGTGAAGTGAGCCTAGGCGCCTGAGAGCCCTTCGCGCAGTTCTGCTAGTTCTTCGTCGAAGAATCCCGCCACTTCTTCGTTGATCGCTGCGAGCCGCTCAATCCAGGCGACCGTGACCGCGCCGTATTTGACGAGCGACGAGACTGCGCCGTCAACGTCGGGGCCGTCGCACTCGAGCATCATACGCAGGTATTCAACTTCCTCGAGCGCGTTGCGCTGCTCGAGATCTTCGATGGCGTCTTCAACAAACGCCGTCACTGTGTCGTGGTCCATGCGTCGACACTAGCTGGTGTGCTGTTGTGCCGCCTGGTGGCGCACGCGCGTCTTGCGCGAAACACTTGATACTCTCGTGTGTGGAGCGAGGATTCCCCCTGGGCTAGTTGTGAAATAATCAACCGTCAGAAGGCCCGGAAGCGGGCCTCGCTCCCTCTTTGTCGTGACGAGGCGTCTCCAGGTGATAGGACGCTAGGGTTACAGGCCAAAAACGTGTTGGTTGTGTTGTGACTTTTTGGCTTGCTCGTGCGGGAAAGTCGGTTTTTTCATTGGTTGGGACCAACTGTGAGGATGGACAAAACGTGTTGGTTTTGTAGCGACTTTTCGGCTTGCTGGTGCGGGAAAATCCACATTGAAGGTGGTTGTTTCATCGTGGGGGTATGAATACCCCTAAATGCCCGGCGTGCGGGCCAGTGATGACCAGGTATGGGCACTCAGCGTCAGGGGCGCAGCGATGGCGCTGCTCCCTGTGCAATATCAGCCAGGTTAGCCGCATTAATTCCACGGCCAAGCATCTTGATGTGATGTGTCACGGGTATTGGGGCAGTACGGCCGCACAGGTGGCGGTATTAACCCCTTGATGCGCAGCTAAACCCTACGAGTGGAGTATGGGCACCCCCGCCTACCCCACCACCTATCGGGTTAACGTGCGCATCGTGGGGCCCAGGGGGCCACCTGTCGGGTTAGTAGCGACAGTCGCTGTGTTTGTGCGGGTGCCCGTGTAGACAATCCGTGCCGACGAGGCGTGAGGCGAGAGTGGCTGGCGCCGTGGGAGCCTTGGCGCGTCAATGTGGAGGAGAGTCGAAGTGAGCCTCGTAGCGTGCACTCGTGGATAGGTAACGATGTCATGGATAGGTTATGACGACGCGGATAGCTTAGTAACCTATCCGCAAGCGCCTAACCTATCCGTGAACGCCTCCTCCTGGTAGTTCTCGCAGGGGGACACCTACTGTCCTGACGCGCGCTCAACACGCATCTTTGTCCCACCAACCGATGCTGGTGTCAAAGAGGTAAATGCGTGTTTTATGGCGGCGCGTAGGTGTAAAATTAATGTCATGAGGTGGATGACAAAATCAACGTGGATGCGCATCCTCGTGCTGGCGTGTGGGTACATGGCTGCATCGGGGATCTGGTTCGGCGTCAACCAGCTCGACGATATAGACGATGGCAGCAAAGCCCTCGCGTTCACGATCCTTTTCATTGCGCTGCCGCTCATCGCGATCATCGTTGCCGCGTGGGATGGCGTGAAGGAGGGCTTCAGTCTCCTCTGGTTCGTCGCTCCCTTTGTGTGCTTCCTGGTGCCGATGTTCCTGTTTTTCAACGTCAGTGCGCTCTACCTCGGCGGCTTCTACGCAGTGTTCGGCATCATCGCGAATGCCTTGGGAGCGTTTGTTCGACGTTCCAGTGCGCGCTAACGTGCGATTGTTCGACTCACCCAGCCCAGGCCTCGTCGGGAGTTGTCGTGGATGGGGGTCCGAGCCGGGGGAGGGGCCCTGTGGACGGTTGATGTGTGGGTCTTGGTGACCTGTTGTCGCTGAGATGTGTGTGAACGCGCCTTTGGATACCCCCGGGGGTATTATCGGAGTCTGTCGAAGAAAACCCGTCCTTGAGCCAGAAAGTGAGCCGAACATGCGAGTAGTTGTTGTCGGAGGAGTCGCCGGTGGCATGAGCGCGGCGGCACGCCTGCGCAGGCGCGACGAGGGCGCCGAGATCATCGTGCTGGAGCGCAGCAAGTACGTGTCCTTCGCGAACTGCGGGCTCCCGTATTACGTCGGCGGCGAGATCGAAGACCCCGCCAAGCTCCTCCTCCACACCCCGCAAACCCTCAAGGCCGCACTCAACTTGGACGTGCGCATCAACTCCGAGGTCACCGTGATCGACCCGGGCACCCGCAGCGTCCAGGTCGTCAACACAGAGACGGGCGAGGCTTACACGCTCACCTACGACCACCTGATCCTTTCCCCCGGAGGGCTCGCCGCCCGCCCGCCCATCGACGGCCTCGACTCCCCGCGCGTACACACCCTGCGTACGGTCGACGACGCCCTCGCCCTGCGCGAGGCCTCGGGAACGCGAGCCGTCGTCCTCGGCGCCGGCTTCATCGGCATCGAGGCCACCGAAGCGCTCGCGCAGCGAGGCTTCGAAACCCACCTCGTCGAGTACGCCGAGCACGTCCTGCCGCCCCTCGAAGTCGAGATGGCCACGCTGGTCACGCAGGAGCTGCGCGGCCTCGGCGTGTGCGTCCATGCAGGAGTTGCCGCTCAGTCCATCACCCACGGCGACGACCACGACTCCGTGACGCTTTCCGGCGGCACTGTCCTGATCGCCGACGTCATTGTGCTGTCGACCGGCGTGCGCCCCGACACCGCCTTCGCCGAGGCCGCGGGCATCGAGACCAGCCGAGGCTACATCCTCGTCGACGAGCACGGGCGTACTAGCGCCGATGACGTCTACGCGATCGGCGACGGCACGATGGGTCGCGACCACGACCGCCCCGTCGCCCTGGCCGGACCCGCGAACCGCGGGGGACGCCTCGTCGCCGACGCGATCGCCGACGCCGAACACGGCGAAGCCACCGCGCGCCCCATCCCGAGCCCCCAGGGCACCGCAATCGTTCGGATCGGGAGTCTCACCGCCGCCATGACCGGCGCTAACCGCCAGGCCCTCGACGCCTCGGGCACGCAGTACTTCACGGTGCACACGCACGCCAACCAGCACGCGGGCTATTTCCCCGGCGCCAAGCCCGTGCACATCCTCATGCACGTCGGCGTCGACGGACAGATTCTCGGCGCGCAGGCCGTGGGCGCCGACGGCGTGGACCGCCGCATCGACGTCATCGCGACCGCCATGCGGGCCGGCCTGAGCGCGACGGACCTCATCGACCTGGACCTCGCCTACGCGCCGCCCTACGGCCAGGCCAAGGACCCCGTCAACCAGACCGGCATGGTCGCCCACAACGTGGTGACCGGCGAGCTCGTCCTCACCGGCCCGGACGCCCTCACCGAGGACATGCCGGTCCTGGACGTGCGCACGCCTGGCGAGTACGCTGCCGGGCACATGCCCAACTCCCTCAACATTCCCCACACCCAGCTGCGCGACCGCCTCGACGAGGTCCGCTCCTGGGTCGATGAGAAGGTCGGCGACCAGCCCTTCGTCGTCATGTGCGCCGCGGGCGTGCGCTCCTGGATCGGCTACCGCATCGTGCGCCACGCGGGCTTCAATGTGACCATGCTGTCGGGCGGCATTCAGACGCTGCGGGCGTGGCTCGGAGACAAGGCCGAGGCCGTCCTCGTCACGGGGGAGGGGTGCGCATGACGACGCGCAAGCAGGTCGTGAACCGGCTCAAGCGTGCGCGCGGGCAGCTCGACAGCCTCATCGACCACATCGAGAGTGGAAATACAAATTGTCGTGACGTGCTCACCCAGTTCGCGGCCGTTAACTCTGCGGTCAAGCGCGCCAGCTACCTTGCCGTCGCGACGATCATGTCCCAGTGTGCGATTGAGGATGCGGGAGCCGAAAACGCTCCTGCGTCGGAGTGCGAAGCGGTAGAATCTCTCGTCACAACCGGGAGCATCACGCTCGAAGAACTCGAGCAACTGTTCCTCAGATTGGCCTAATGCGATGGCGCGGCCAGACTGCGGGCGCAACGTCACAACACCATGGCGCGGATCCGCCCAAGGATCCGCGGCGCAACAACGGAAGGAAACAACCATGTGTCGACCCACCACCTGCGAGGTATGCGGAAAGACCACCTGGAAGGGCTGCGGCAAGCACATCGACTCGGTGAAGGAACAGGTTCCCCCGGATCAGTGGTGCGACAAGAATCATACCGACGAGGAGTATGCCGCCGCCCGCAAGAAGAGCGGCTTCTTCGGTAGCTTCTGCAAGTAGCCCACACCCCACTGCCGGCGTTGCGAGCACCGCGACGCCGGGTCATTCACGCCCTTGTCGAGGCCCGCACAGCTGACGTGTCAAAGAGCTGTTTTCTTCATGTGAGGCGGCTATCATTGAGTCATGAGGTGGACGACACAATCAACGTGGATTCGTATCGCAGTGCTGTTTGGCATCTACCTGCTGGTGTTGGCGGCGTGGTTCCGTGTCTCGAGTGTCTCGGACTCGATGGAGATCGTGAAGAGCCTCGTGTTCCTGATCCTGCTCGTGATCCTGCCGATCTTGGCAATGGGGTTCGGTGCCCGGGACGGTGTGAAGGAGGGCTTTAGCCTCCTGTGGCTGCTCGCGCCTTTTGTGTGCTTCCTGGCGCCGATGTACCTGTTCCTCAACGACAGTGCCCTCATCTACGGGGTGGGCTACAGCTTGCTCGGTTTCGGGGCCCACGGCCTCGGTGTGCTGGTCTATCGCAAACGTACGAGAGAAGAATAATAGAGTCTGATATCAGGCAGGCTTTGCAGTGGAACAACGCGATGTGTTCATGAAGGATAGTTTTGTAAGACGAGTGCACAAGGTTGCACAGTCTGAATAAGTATGAAAGCATTTGTGGTCAGGGGAAAGTGAGAATTCTAGAGAGTATGAACGTCTTTGCTTTCCTTAATTATTGGGATGTCGTATTGAGTGAGAAGGGGTCTCGTCATGGTTCGTAGGCCGGTGTTTGTGCCTGACTTGGGCAAGCCGTATGTTTCGGAGTTGTCTCTGGATTTTGAGCAGTTTTCTGGATCTTCTATTCAGCAGAAGCAGCGTTCGATTGCGAGTTTGCATGCGTCGTATGTGGCTCAGTTTCCTTCGTCGCGCGTTCTGGAGGTGTCGTCCAAGAGTGAAAGAGACCTTGGCGTTCAGTTAAGCGCGTTCAATTTGATGATTGAGCATCCAGGACGTGGAAGTTACAGTGTTGAATGTGCTTTCCAGGCTTCAAAAGTGTTTTCGCATGGTGGCCCGTTTGTTGATCTTTTCGATGCCTCGAGTCGTGCGGCAAAAACAGATCGGCGATTGAGGGCAAGCGGAAAGCTCGTTGGTTTCAAGTATTTTGCACATGAATTCCCATTAGAGCCGAAGACTTATTTCTACGACTGGTTGTACGCCTCGGCTCTCTGTCGTGATGACAAGCTCGTTGAGCAGGTCATGATGTTCGATGCATTCACTGATATCGAGCATAATCCGGAGCGGGCGATCAACTGTCAGGCAAGGACTGTGGCCAAAGTGGTGGGTCTTGCCCGGGCGGGGCTTCTGGAGGATGCTATGCAGTCGCCTCGAGCGTTTCTGGAACTTGGGTATCATTAGGTTTTCGTTGATCTGTCACCTTGTTTGACAGTGGAGGAATAATATGATCTGGGATCGAGTTGCCCCGCTCTACGACCTCGCCGTCAACACGCTCAACAGGAGGGTGTACGACGGGACGGGCACTGCCGTTGCCCGGTTGATTCGCCCCGGTGACACCGTGCTCGAATGTGCGTGCGGAACGGGCGCGATTAGCGCCGCCATCGCCCCCACGTGCGCGCGCGTGGTTGCGACCGACTATTCCGAGGGGATGCTCAAGCAGGCACGCAAGAAGCTCGCACGGTTCCCGCATGTGGTCGTCGAGCAGGCGGATATCACCGACTTGCACTACGCGGACGACTCGTTCGACGCCGTCGTGGCGGGCAACGTCATCCACTTGCTGCCTGAACCGGGCGACGCGCTCAAGGAGCTCAAGCGGGTCGTGCGCCCGGGCGGCACGATCATTGTTCCTACCTACGTGATTCCCAAGAAGCGCGCGTACACCATGTTCCTGAGGCTGATCTCCCGATTCGGCGTGCACTTCCAGGAGCACTTCGACCCGGCATCCTACCGGGCGTTCTTTGAACGCATGGGTTACACGGGTGTCACCTACCGTGTCGTGCGCGGTCGGATCCCCTGCATGATCGCGATGATTCAGTGCCACTGAAGAGCCTCCGCTTTGCACAGACGGGGATGCTCGCGCGCGGACGCGGCCTGGGCGAAGTCCGTCGCCATGCGTTGGTTTGCGGGCCGGAGTAACTGTTGTCTGAGTCATAGACGATCGTGTTGTGTCTGCCCCATCGACATGTCTTTTTAGTGCATAATATTCCCAAAGGTTTATCGGAGGCTGAGATGAGCGACACGAACATGATCGAGACTATGCAAAGCGCTGCCGAGCAGCTCTCCCCAGTGCTTTGGAATGCGCACTGGGAAGCTCTCCAAGATGCCGAGCGACGTATGCGCGGGCTTGCCCACGAAAAGTATCCGATGCTGCGTCCACTCGTCGCACGCGCGTGCTTGCGTGAGGTCCTCACGGCTGGGGGTGAGCTTCCGAATGGGTGGCGGGTAGCCGGTTCGCCGCAACGCATGGGACAGCTGCTGGTGGAATCGGATGGAGTCTGCGCGCGCTTTTTGAAAGAGTCTTCAACTGTCTTTCCTGGCGGGGTTCCGGCTGCCGGTCGGAATGGGGCGCGTCAGGCCTTCTGGCAGCCGTCCCTTCTTGAGGTTGAAGACGAGGGTGCTCCCGCGTTGAATCTTCTGCTCCTCTGGGACTATGTGGACCCGGGCAGGGTTGAGGAGGGCTTCACATTGCGTCTCGTTCATCCGAAAGGGAAGGGTGCGTTCGGCAGTCAAACACCGATTGATGCAAGTATTCCGCTGAGTGATGACATTGGGGTCTTGAAGGCGCTGCGATTCGTCGATAATCAAGAAAATCCGTTGGAGGACTTCTTTGCTCAGATCGACGCGGAGGAGGCTATAGCTGATGGGTTCGGTGAATAGGTGTTATGGGAGGCGTCTGTCGGCCCTTCTGGATTTGGAAGGGATGACACAGGGAGAACTGGCTTCTCGTTTGGGTATGACGCAGGGAGCCGTCTCGAAAATTGTGCACGGTGTTTCTCCATTTTCCGAGGAGCTGGTGACGAGACTAGCTCTGGAGTTCGATGTTCCGCCTTCGTTTTTTGCTCGTGCTCCGCGTGTGTCGGATGCGGCTGCCGCAACGTTCCGAAAGAAGTCTTCAACGCGGGCGCGTGAGGAACGCCGAATCGGTGTACTCGTGCAGCTTGCGGGTGATCTGTGGCGCGTGACGTCTCTTGAGTCGGGGTATCGCACATTCGTTCCTCCTCAGATGAGCGGGTTGGATGCTGAGGATGCGGCTGCAGCGATCCGGGAAGTCGCTGGCTTGCGTGCGGACGCGCCGGTCGGTTCCATGACAAGGCTTGTGGAGCGTATGGGCGTTGCAGTCGTGGCCAACTTGGATCCTGAGCGTTCTTATGGGACGGACATGGCTGGGGTGTCTCACCCGTCCGCTAGTGAGGACAGGCCTCTGGTTGGCACTTTGGCTCCCAAACGTGGAGATGTGCAGCGTCTGACTATTGCGCACGAGTTGGCTCACCTGCTCTTTGATCACGATATGGCTAGGGCACCCCGTGCGAGGTCACCTCAGGAACTGAAGGCATTTGATTTTGCTGGTGCGCTTCTTTTGCCCGAAGCTCCTCTTCGTGAGCTTGTTCATGAGCGTTCTATGCTGACTGACTTATTGCGAATTAAGGCACGTTTTGGAGTGTCCTTAATGGCAATCATTAAGCGTGCCAGTAGGCTCCATCTAATCTCTGACATGCGGGCAAAGAGTCTGTATGGGCAGATTAATGCTCGCGGTTGGAGGTTCGATGAGCCTGTCGAGGTCCCCATAGAGACTCCCGCTCTGTTTTTGCAGGCTGCTGAGCGCGTTTGGCCGGGTTTGCCGGTGCGGAGGATCGCAGAGGAAACGGGTGTTCCTTCTTGCTTCATCATGCCCTGGATTGGCGTCAGTCACATGTCCGGCGCGAGGGAAGAAAGGCAGGAAGGGGCACAGGTGATCAATCTTGCGGCGCGCCGCGCAGTAATGGCGTCTACCGGGGGAATGTAACCCTGTGGGTGCAGGCCGCTAGCGCGTGGCCGTGTGTATGTCTTGGGCTCGTGACTGAGGTTTCCGTGAGTTTGCGGTTGCTGAGTTGCCCCTGGGATTAGGCTGTGGTTTCTCGGCCGCCCAGGGCGACGTTTCGCAGCATCGCCCCGTAGGCGCGCGAGTCACGGCTCATGCGCTCGCAATGGCCCCTCCCCGGCCACACGACCAACTCCGCGTCGGGATAGAGGCGCGGAACCGTGCGCCGTGCCAGTCGCAGGTCCGAGTCTTTCTGCCCGTACGCGAACGTGCAGCGGCGCTGAACGTCGGGGGACAGGTGCGGCAGTGTGACCCGCGAGCAGTCGCGCACGATCGCCCGAATGCTCTCCTCGCTCATCGCAGCAAGGCTCTCGGCCATGGGGCGGGCGACCTCTTCGCCGAATAGCCGCGCGAGCTTGCGAACTCCTGCCTCCGGGTCGTGCATGGCCTTGCGATGCTTTGCGACCATGATGTGGCTCAGGATTGCGCCGCCCGTCCTCGAGAGCGGCCCTCCCGAGTAGAAGCTCACGCCTTCGATGAAGAGGCGGTCAAACGACAGGTCGGGGAAGCGCAGTAGCTCGAAGAACACGACCCCGCCGAGCGATGCCCCGAATCCCAGAGCCAGACGGCGGATCCCGTGGTCCACCAGCCAGGAGTGGATCGCCGCCGCCTCGGCCGCCGCCGACACGTAGGAGGCCGAGGCCTCGTCCCCGTGGGCGGACAGGTCCGGTATGAGGAAACGCAGCCCGTCGCCCATGTAGTCGGCGACTGCGGCCTTCATGCGCGAGGCCGACGACAGCATTGGGTGAATAAGGAGGACGGTGGGGGAGTCGTCGGCGCTGGAGCCGTAGACGTGCATGTTCATGGCGTTGCCCTCGTGCGGTGTCCTTGTGGTGGGAACGGACCTACTCGTAGTTTCGAGGGTCTAGCGAACCCATGAAATGATCTCGGTTCATGGAGGTCGTCCAGAGCCGCGCTTCGGTTTTTATACTTCCAAATGTTCGCCTGTCGGAGGGGTCGTACCACTTTGCCGCTTCAATCTTTGCGGCCTGTAGTTTGTGTGCTTCATCAAGGGCAGGGGCGAGGTCGGTATCCCGCGAGGCGAGGGTAACGACGTCGTAGCTGCCTGATCGGGCGAGCCTAACGAGTGCGAGGGCGCACATAACGTCAATGCCCTTTTCTCTGCGAGATGATCGGATCGGAATCTTAATTCCCTCGATCCATTCCCAGTTGTACTTGAGTGGGCGCAGAGTTACCGAGACGGCATTGTGATGTCCGTACTCCCATTGTGATTGTTGCTCAAGGTTGCGGCGGTAACCGTCAGGGTCGTCGTCGGGGATTGGGATGCCGCGGAAGACTTCGACTCGTGAAACTTCAACCTCATGTTGGCCATCCTTGTTACGTGCCTTCGCAAGTTGCTTCGCGAACCGAAACGGGTCGATCAGGCTCTCCTCGATAGGGCGGTCGGGCAGAAAGAGTTGGGCGGCTGTGAGGTGAACGTTCTGATAGTCGATGACGACGGCCATACGCACAGTCATTGTGACGCCTCCGGATAGAGTAAACCCCGCCAATCCCTGGGGATGACGGGGAGTTATAGCAGGAAGCATAGCAGCTGTGCATGCTGTTATGCAAGACAATAGCCGTGGATCTCTTGAAGGGTAGCGCGTGGATGCCCGCAAGGTAGCTCCCGAGAAACTCAAGACGATTATCCGGCACCCGATCAAACTCGCGGGCGACGCCTAACAGTCCGAATTGCAGCGGCCCGGTCCGCACCGAGCTGTCAGGTGGTCCCCGCCCGCGCGGGCGCGGACCTACTAGCCTTCGTGCGGGAATGCGGGTAATGTTGGTCTGTTCACAACCTAACCAAAGGAGAACATGATGCTTGTGGTGACGACCCCGACCGTTGAGGGTACGCCGATTAAGCGCTACATCGGCATGGTGTCCGGCGAGACGTTCGCCGGTGTCAATGTCTTCAAGGACTTTGGCGCCAGCCTGTCCAATATGTTCGGCGGCCGCGCCTCCCAGTACGAGGAGGAGATCGGCAACGCCGCCGCAACGGCCGTCAACGAGATGTGCGCACGCGCGCAGGCGATGGGTGCCAACGCGGTCGTCGGCGTGAAGGTTGACTACTTCACGGCCGGCAGCGACAACGGTATGCTCGCCGCAATTGCGACGGGAACCGCCGTCATTCTCTGAGTGCATCGGGCCGTCGAGGCGCGACCATACACACACCCGCCGGGGGGCGTGGGCACTGATGTCCGAGGCCTCCTGGCGGGTTTGTGTTTGCTCGTGCCCGCGCTCGGGTTGGCGAAGGCTTCACGTGTGGAACCAGCCAAAATAATACAAAACTATTGCAACTAAGGTGAGACTAAAAGAGAGCAGTCTACCCTATTAATCATCGAGGGTAAAGCCCTTGACAGATGCCGAGAATCAAGGCGGACGAGGTTAGTTTTGAGAGGCTCCCCGCTCTAGTCTTGACACTGGGTGTGTCACCGTGACGCGACGCGCCCCACGCCCAGTTGTCAACTAAGTGAGCCACGGATGTCCCATCGATCAATCACGGCGCTGGCGCTGGTAGTAACCGGCGCCCTCGCAGCGACCACAGTCAGTATTCCGGCAGCCTTCGCTGCCGATGATGAGAACCAGACGCAATCCGGCGCCGCCGCGCAGAGCCCGACGCAGGGGACCGAGGACACCCAGGCCTCGTCCTCCGACGCGCAATCGGCAGCCCCCGCGCCCTCCGACAGCGGCGACGAGGCCGGGGAAGACAGCGCGAGCACCACCCCCGAGCCTGCCGACGACACCCCGACCACGTTTATCGTCCAGATGGAGGGAACGAACGCGGGAGTGCCCTGGACGCAGCGCGCCTTCGGCCATTCCTTCTCCACCAAGCACCAGACCGTCAAGGACCGCGTCGCGGCCTCGATCGAGGCTGAGTTCCCCGGCGCCTTCATCACGCACGTGCGTGACTACACCAACGCCTTCGACGGCTTCGCGATTGAGGCACCCGCCGCCGCGCTCGAGGCCATCAAGGGCACCGAGGGCGTCAAGACCGCCTTCATCGAACGCCACCACAAGCCGATGGTCGTCGACGGCGACACCGGCGTGGTCGGCGTGGACGCCGTGAACCCCGAGCTGAAGAACGGGTCCTCCCTTGAGATGACCCGCGCGAACCAGACCCCGCAAAAGGGCGACAACCAGGTCATCGAGGTCATCGACACGGGTATCGAGTCCACCCACCAGGCCTTCTCCGGGTCCATGGACGACGTATCTGTGCGCCTGTCGCAGCACGACGTCGAGGTCCTTGCCAGCCAGCTGAGCCACGGCAAGACCGGCGCCTACATCAACGCGAAGATCCCCTTCGTCTTCGACTACGCCGACAACGACGCCAACGTGCTGCCGACCTCCACCAAGGACCTGTCCCACGGCACGCACGTCGCCTCCATCGCGGCCGCCAACGCGCCCGACCTGCAGGGCACCGCGCCCAACGCCCAGATCATCGTGGCCAAGGTCGCCGCCGACAAGGACGGGGCAATCCCGGACAGCACCGTGCTGGCGGCCCTCGACGACGCGGTCGTCCTCAGGCCCGACTCGATTAATCTCTCGCTCGGTGACGATGCGGGCATGGGTAGCGAGGCTGGAACCGTCTACTCCGAGGTGTACAACAACCTCGCAGCAGCCGGCGTGACCGTCAACGCCGCCGCTGGCAACTCCTACTCGAGCGCCTTCTCGAACTACTCGGGTAAGGGCAAGCCCTATGCGACCGACCCCGACGCGGGCACGGTCTCCGAACCCGCTTCCTACGGCTCGACCCTGGCCATTGCCTCGGTCAACAACCAGGACGCCCTGCCCTACCTGACCTACGGTGACAAGAAGGTTGTCTACCGCAAGTCCCGCGGACTCAAGGATGCTTTCGTGCCCAGCCTGCTGGACATCACGGAGGGCACCTACACCGTTATCTACGGCGGAATCGGCGACGCGGCAGCCCTGGAGACGATGGTCGCGCAGCACCCCGGTGACCTGTCCAACGTCATCGTCCTGGAGGACCGCGGCGGATCGGACAGCGCGACCGGCGCGGACATGACGCACGAGGCCAAGGTCAGCGCGCTGACCAAGCTGAGCTCGACGCCCGCCGCCCTCATCATCGGCGACGCTGACGAGACGGACACCCCCTACGTGGCGACCATCGAGTCCACGCACACGCTGCCCACCGTGACCATCACGAAGAAGGAGAAGGACGCGCTGATCGAGGCCATCAACGCCGCCGACTCTCACTCCATCTCCATCTCCAACCCGCACGCGGGCCTCGAGCTGGCCTCGAACAACCCCACGATCTCCGACTTCACGTCGTGGGGCGTCACCCCGAACCTGACCCTCAAGCCCGAGGTTGCGGCCCCCGGCGGCAACATTGTGGCAGCGGTCCTGGGCAATGAATACCGATCGATGTCCGGTACGTCCATGGCGACCCCGCAGGTTGCGGGCATCACGACGCTCGTGCGCCAGCGCCTCAACGAGGACCCGGAGTTCGCCTCCCTGTCGGCCTACGAGAAGACGACGATCGTCACCAACTTCCTGATGGGCACCGCCCACCCGCTGCTGGACGTCGATCAGAATAACGGCACCTACTACTCCCCGCGTCGCGTCGGCGCAGGTCAGGTGGACGCGGTCGCGGCCACGACCTCGTACGTGTATCCGACCGTGGTGGGAGCTGCCAACCCTTCGCGCCCCAAGGCTGACCTGGGAGACGGTACGTCGGGCTGGAGCTTCCAGGTGGAGCTCACGAACATGTCGACCGAGGCCCACACCTACACGCTCGGCGGCCAGGCGCTGTCCGAGATCGTCGAGGGTGAGCTCTTCACCGAGCACTCCACCAACTGGGCGGGGCAGGGCATCGACCTGACCTTCTCCTCCGAGTCCGTGACCGTGCCCGCCAAGTCGAGCGCCACCGTGACCGTCACCGTGACCCCGCGCTCGGCCTTCGCCTCGTACGCGAACGCGAACGCGCCCAAGGGCACCTTCATCGACGGCGCCGTGACCTTCACGAGCACCGACGGAGCTCCCGACCTGACGGTTCCCTACATGGGCTTCTATGGTTCCTGGGGCGCGCCCGCAGTCTTCGACGGCAAGTGGTACGACGGCAAGACCAGCACCGCGCACGCCTGCTCCTCGACCCTGATGAACCCGGCGACGGACGTGCCCCTGGGCGCCCTGAACCCGCTGGTCGGCCAGGACCCGATGTCCGTGCGCGCGGTCGATCCCGCCTACTTCATCATGTCGCGCTCCGCGGCCCAGGAAGCGCCCAACAAGATGCTTCCGCGCACGTGCATGCTGCGTAACACGCCGGAGCTGTCCTACACGTACACGAACGAGGCCGGGGACACCGTGCGCTCCTATACCTTCCAGCGCGCGAAGAAATCCCTGTTCAGCTTCGCCGCGGGCGCCGTGCAGCCCGTGGAGAGCCAGGAGGGCAACAACCCGGTCTTCGACGGCTTCGACAAGGACGGCAACGAGTTGCCCGACGGTCGTTACACGCTGACGATCGAGGCCTCCTCGGTCGCGCCCTCCTCCACCAAGCAGGAGCTGACGTGGGAGTTCACGCTGGACACCCAGGCGCCCACTATTTCGAACGTCGCCGTGACCGGTGAGGGCGACGCGCGCGTGGTCTCCTTCGACGTCGCCGATAACTCGCCGCTGGCGGGTATCGCGTTCTCCGAGTCTCCCACGTCTCGCCACTACTACGACGAGAAGGAGGCCGTGGGCGCGAACCGAGCGGCCGACGGTACCTACTCCAAGCACTACGAGATCAAGTGGGCGGACCTGGTCGACCGCGCGGATTCGTCCGACCCGGCGACCTCCTACCTGTACGCCTGGGACTGGGGCAAGAACCAGGCCCGCCAGCAGATCCGCTTCCAGACCATCCCGATGACCTCGCTGACGCTGACCCCGGCCGAGTCCACGGTTGTTGCCGGTGAGAAGGTCTCGCTGACCGCCTCCTACGAGCCGACGAACGCCAACGTGACCGCCCTGGTGTGGTCCTCCTCGGACGAGGCCGTGGCGACCGTGAGCGAGACCGGCGAGGTGAGCGCTGTGGCCGCGGGCGACGCGACGATCACCGTGACCGACGCTTCCCAGCCGACTCTGTCGGCCTCCGCGACGGTCCACGTGCGTGAAATCTCCGAGGACGCGGGCATCGAACTCGCGCAGACCTCCGTCGCCGTGAAGGTGGGGGAGGAGGCCTCCCTCAAGGCGTACCTGGCTCCCTTGCTGGCTGGCCGTGAGGTCACCTGGAGCGTCGAACCCGCCGATCTGGCGACCGTCGTGGCCGGAACCGAGTCGACGACGGCGACCCTGACGGGCGGCGATCACGCGGGTGTCGGCACGCTGAGCGCGACCGTCACGAACGTGGCCGGCACGGCTAAGACCGCGCAGATCCCCGTGACTGTGCGTTCCGCCGACGCCGACGACTTCGTGATCGACGACAGCGGCGTGCTGACCGCCTACAAGGGCAGCGCGACCGACGTCGTCATCCCCGAGGGCGTCACCGACATCGGCGAGCGCGCATTCGCCAGCTCGACCGTGGAGAACGTGACGATCCCCGCCGGTGTGCGCACCATCGGCAACGAGGCGTTCATCTACTCCTCGCTCAAGAAGATCACCTTCCAGGACGACAAGGCTGCCCCCTCGCGGCTGACGTCGATCGGTGATCGCGCCTTCGCGCACACGTCCCTGGAGGCGCTGGCCCTGCCGCGTTCCGTCGCGACGATTGGCGCCGAGTTCATCGACTACGTCAGGACTCTGACGACACTGTCCTTCGGCCCGAAGGTCTCCGGCGAATCGGTGACCTCTGGATACGCGGAGACCCGCGCGCTGACCAGCGTCGAGGTCGATGCGGACAACCCGTTCTACGACAGCGTGGATGGCGTCCTGTACTCCAAGGACCACTCGCGCCTGATCCTGTACCCGACGGCGAAGAACTCCGGCGGAACGTACACGGTGATGGATGGGACCACTGAGATCGCGAACCGGGCGTTCACGGAGTCCGGCCTGGTGACCGTGACCCTGCCCGCGTCTCTGCGCTCGATCGGCGACGAGGCCTTCCGCCTCTCCTCGCTGACCTCGCTCACCCTGCCCGAGGGCTTCGAGACAATCGGAACCTGCGCGTTCTGCAACGCGAGCAAGCTGGAAACCGTTGACCTGGGCGGCACCGTCACGATCAAGGGCAGCGCCTTTGAGTCCAGCGGCTCCAAGCTGAGCGTCAACTACCGCCCCGAGCTGGGCAGGCTGGTCTCCATCGGTGACTTCGCTTTCAGCCGCGCCGGCCAGTCCTCCGTGACCCTGCCGGATTCGGTGACCACTGTTGGTGAGCAGGCCTTCTCGGAGACAGGCACCCTGACCTCGTTCCACATCGGTGCGGGTGTGACTTCCTTCGGCGAGACCGCGCTGTACAACTCCAACAAGATCGCGTCGCTGACCGTTGCCGAGACCAACACGGTGTACTCGGCCGACAGCAACGTCCTGTACCGCAAGGCGGACGACGGCTTGCACCTGATTCTGTCCCCGGCCGCGAACTCGCTCACCGATTACACGGTGCGCGCGGGCACGGTCGAGATCGGTGCCGCGGCGTTCCGCGCCAACAAGACACTCACGCGCGTCGTCCTGCCCGCTGGCCTGAGGGTCATCGGCGACGAGGCCTTCGCCGAGTGCAAGGCCCTGACCGAGCTGGTCATCCCGGACTCTGTTGAGCGCTCGACCGGCGTCGTCAACAACTCCCTGGAGGTTGTCGAGTACGGCACGAAGGTGCGCTCGATCCGCATGGAGGGCAGCTGGGTTCCGATGCCTCGCCGCATCATCGTGCGCGGCGGCGTGGACGGCTCCTTCGTCTACGACGGTCGCCCGACGAACGGTCGTCGCCAGAGCGCCTTCTTCGGCGAGGGCATGACCTCCGTGTCCTTCGGCGTTGACGTGCCGCGCGTCCTCGTGCTGCCGTCCACGCTGACCCGCCTCGACCTCGAGCCCGAGCTGAGCGACGAGAAGAAGGCGGACACGCAGGTCTACGTCGTCGCCCCCGAGGGTTCTGCGGCGTGGAACGTCGCCAAGGCTGCGCTTGAGTCAGCGGGTATCGACGTCGCGCAGCTGCACAGCATCACGCTCCCGGCGGTGGCCCTGTCCGGTACCGGCATTGCCGAGGCCGGGGCTGGGTATACGCTGACGGGTCCGGCTGGCACGCCCGTGGACGTGACCGCGTCCGTGACGGGTGGCATCGCTGGTACGTCGCAGGTTCGCGCCGTGCAGGTCGGTGCGGATGGCACCGAGACGCTGGTCCGTGACTGGACCGCGATGACGGATAACGGGGACCGCGCGCCCGTGGCCTCCGCGACCTTCCCGTGGACCCCGACCGGCACCGACGTTGCTCTGCGCGTCGAGGTGCGCGACGCCTCGTACGTGACGAATAGGGTGCGTCTGGCGATGCCGGGTGCCCCCGAACCGACGCCGGACCCGGCACCCAACCCGGATCCCGCGCCGAACCCGGATCCCGCGCCGAACCCGGATCCTGTGCCTAGCCTGGATCCGGCTCCTAGCCCGGATCCGGATCCCGTGGGGGGCGAGTGGGTGAGTGACGGGCGTGGTTGGTGGTATCGCTGGGCCGATGGGTCTTTCCCGAAGGGCACCGTGCTCGTGATTGGCGGATCTGTCTATCGCTTTGATGAGTCTGGTTATATGCGTACCGGTTGGGTTAAGGATCAGGGGTTGTGGTTTTATCACCAGGCGTCGGGTGCCCAGGTTGTGGGTTGGGTGAAGCAAGGTGCGTCGTGGTTCTACCTCGATGAGACCTCCGGAGTAATGGTCACCGGCTGGCTGCACCTTGGCTCGTCGTGGTTCTACTTGAGTTCCGAAGGTGTTATGGCAACTGGTTGGGTCAGGGTCGGCGGATCGTGGTTCTTCCTCAACCCCGACAGTGGCGCGATGGCCACGGGGTGGATGATGATCCGCGGCACTTGGTACTACCTGAGCCCGGCCGACGGTGCGATGGTCACCGGCTGGCTGCAGATTGGCGACTCCTGGTACTACCTGCAGCCTTCGGGCGCGATGGCTACCGGCTGGGTCTGGATCGGAGGGACGTGGTACTTCTTCTCTGATTTGGGCCAGTGGAGCTGAGCTGAGTGATTGATGCGGGCGTGAGCGCCCGAGTGTGCGCCCCTGGGACACCACCCCGGGGGCGTACACCTGTCCGCAGCTACAGTGCTGGTCACCATTATCGGCGTGGATGAAAGTTTGTCAGTTTATTACAGCGCGTCTCCATGTCCCCCATATAGCCTTGTAAAATGCTGGGGTGTCAGGTGCTGTTGGAACATTAAAGGCTGTCGGAATGGGTTGTTATGTCAGCTAAAATAGCGGAGGTCTACTATTGGAAGGATTGTCTGTCAAACATTATCAATTATCGACTAAGCTCTATCGGTTTATGATTGACAGGTGAGGGAAGCAGCGACGCGACCCTCACCTCCACCCCTTTGTCGACCAAGTGAGCCACAGATGTCCCGACGAAAAGTCATGGCACTAGCGCTGATAGCGGCAGGTGCCCTCGTTTTTACCCCGGTCACAATCCCATCGACACGCGCGGCTGCCGTCACCGACGACGCCCAGCAGCGCACCCTCGCTGCCCAGCGCGACGACGCGCAGTCCGGCGGCGATGCCCAGCCGCGCATCCCGCAGGACCCTGCCACGGCCTCGGACGTTGATGGACATGCCAGCGATGACACGCCGACCACGATCATCGTCCAACTTGAGGACGGAGACGTCGGAATCCCCTGGGATAAGCGTGTCTTCGGGCTGAGCACGGATACCAAACACGCAGAGATGAAAGCCCGCATCGAGTCAGAGGTTGACCGGGTAGCACCCGGCTCGGTCGTCACCGTCCTGCGCGAATACAGCCACGCGCTCGACGGCTTCGCGCTCGAAGCACCGGCCTCCTCCCTGGAGGCCATTCGTGCCACCGAAGGCGTTAAGGCAGCATTCGTCGAGCAAACCTACGATCCTACGACGATCAGTGAGGAGGCAGACGACGCCGTCCTCACCGCCATTGACCCCAGCGTGCTCAATTCCTCCACGCTCGAGATGATTCGCGCCAACCAGACCAGCCTGAAGGGCGACCGCCAGGTTATCGAAATCATCGACACAGGACTGGCGATAGGGCATGCCGCCTTTGCCGGCTCCATGGACGGTGTTGACGTGCGCATGAGTCAAGCGGACGTCGAGGCCTTGACCAGTAAACTCCCGCACGGGAAAGGGGGACGTTACGTGAGCAAAAAGATCCCCTTTGTCTACGATTACGCCGACGAGGATGACAACCCGAATCCCGGATATATCTTCAACAGCCTGCACGGGACGCACGTCGCCGGTATCGCCGCCGCCAACGCGCCCGAGCTGCGGGGCGTTGCACCGAACGCTCAGATCATCGCTGCAAAAGTGGCCGGAGATGGCAGCGGCATTCAGGACAGGGCAGTGCTGGATGCGCTCGATGACGCCCTCATCCTCAAACCGGACATCATCAACCTGTCTCTTGTGCGAGGCGGTGGCATGAGCAGCGAGGCCGGCAGCGTCTACGATGGTGTGCTCAAAGCCCTGACAGATGAAGGTATCACCGTCAACGTGTGCGCGGGGAATGAGGGGTCTGCCGCGTACGGGACCCTCAATGGCAGCGCTGCACCCTACGCGACCGAACCGGATACTTCCACGGTGACCGAGCCAGGTTCCTTCAAACCGTCGTTGACCGTCGCCTCGGTCGATAACGTGTTGGCCCTGCCCTATCTGACGTACGAGGGCCAGCGGATCTTCTACCGCGCCGCCGTTGATTGGGATGATCAGGCGAAGGCTGACCTGCGTGCCATCCCAGAGGGAACCTACCGCGTCATTGACGCCGGCGCGGGTGATGCAAGCACGCTCGAGCGACTCGTCGCCGACAACCAGGGCGATCTCTCCGATGTCATTCTCCTGGAAAACGGCGGCGGGAACGGGGAATACAACAACGAGATCAGTGCCTGGCGGCAAGTGAGTGCGGCTGAGTCCCTGTCAGCGCGCCCAGCAGCGCTCATGCTCGGAGACCCCGATCAGGGCGTGGTTCCCTACGCGGCAATAATCGACGAGCACGCAACGTTGCCGACCGTCACCATTACGAACAAAGACCACGACACCCTCGCCGAGGCGCTACGATCCTCTGCCTCCGGGAGCGTGACGATCACCCTCACGTATTCCGACCAGGTTCCCGTGACCGATATGCCGATGGTCTATCCCACTTCCTCCTGGGGTGTGTCACCCGACCTCACACTCAAGCCCGAGATCACCGCACCCGGCGGCAATGTCGTCTCCGCTGGATATCTTGACCAGTACGTGCGAATGACCGGCACCTCGCAGGCAAGCCCGCACGTCGCCGGCGTGGCCGCCCTCGTGCGTGAGCGCATCGCAAGCGATCCGTTGTTCGCGCGCATGAGCCACGCAGATAAGGACGCAGTCGTCGCGAATATCCTGATGGGCACCGCTCATCCGCTCCAAGACGTTGAGCAACGCAACGGAACCTATTACTCGCCGCGCAGAGTCGGTGCCGGCCTCGTCGACGCGGTCGCGGCAACCACCACGCCCGTCTACCCGACCGTGGAAGGAGCGTCCGACCCATCTCGCCCGAAGGCAGACCTCGGAGTTGGAACGCAGGGCTGGAGCTTCACGGTGAGGCTGACCAACCTGTCCGGCGACGATCACACCTACACGCTCGGAGGCCAAGCTCTCTCCGAGATCACCGAAAACGGGTACTTCACCCAGCACTCCAAGAACTGGGCGAATCAGGGTATCTCCCTGGTCTTCTCGGCGAATGCGTTGCGCGTGCCCGCCAGATCGAGCGCCTCCGTGACCGTCACGGTGACCCCTCAGGCTGAGTTTGCCTCGTACGCCGCCGCGAACGCGCCTAAGGGAACCTTTATTGACGGCGCCGTCACCTTCGCGAGCGCCGATGGGGCACCCGACCTGACGGTTCCTTACATGGGGTTCTACGGCTCCTGGGGAGACCCCAGCGTCTTCGACGCGCAGGGAAGCGACTTCCACGCCGACCGGTCTTCCCTGATCAACCTTGCGACGCGCGCTCCGCTCGATGAGCCGCGCGTGGGACTCGACGGTGCCCGCTACGTCGTCTCGCGTTCGACTCTGCCTGGAGCACCGACGTCGATTGCACCTCGTACTGTCCTGCTGCGCAACGTGCCGGTGGTGACCTACACCTACAGGAACGAGGCCGGTACGGTTGTGCGCTCGTACACGCGCCACCGCGCACGAAAATACCCCTTCGACGGGACAGCGGAAGTTCCTGACGCTGTCGACGCCCAGGCTGACACTGCCGAAACCCCTCACACGGACGCCGCCGTCTTTGACGGATTCGACGCGTCGGGTACAGAGCTGCCCGACGGACCCTACACCCTCACGATTGAAGCAGCATCGGACGGCCCGTCTTCGACCACGCACCAGCAAAGCTACGAGCTGATGCTGGACACCCAAGCTCCCGTCGTGACCACGCTCGACGTCAGGGATGACGCAGGGGAGCGCACACTGGTCATCGACATCACTGACTCCTCGCCGCTGGCCGGGTACGGGTTCTCCGCGATAACCGAGAACGAACCCGCCTACTCGGTGACGGAAGGCTTGACGGACGCACATCAGGACGACGGCACATGCACGAGCCACTACGAGATCGCGTGGAAGGATCTGCCCGAGTCCCTGACGGCGACCAACCCGGCCGCCCTGACCCTGTACGCATGGGACGCGGGCAAGAATCGGACGACGGCACACGTGAACCTGGCGGGGATCCCGATGACCGCGCTATCCCTGACCCCGCAGTCCTCTTCGCTTATCGTCGGGCAGACGACGACCCTGCGCGCAGACTACGAACCCGCCAACGCGACCGTCACCGGCCTCGTGTGGTCCTCCTCGAACGAGGCCGTGGCGACCGCTGACGATCAAGGACACGTGCGGGCGGTGGGAACCGGAAGCGCGACGATCACCGCGGCCGACGCGACGCAATCGAGCGTGTCCGCGAGCGCGCAGGTCAGCGTCCGCGCGGTCTCATCATGGACGGGTATCGAGCTGTCGACTTCCTCGCTTACTCTCCAGGCGGGGCAAGCGGCGACAGTTGAGGCGTTCCTTGCATCAACCTTCAAGGGGCGCACGGTGACGTGGAAGCTGGTGCCTGCCTCTCTTGGAACGGTCACGCCCAGCCGTGACACGCTGTCGGCGACGGTGACGGCGTCGAGCACGGAAGGAAGCGGTACGTTGCGTGCGACGGTGAGAAATCGCTATGGGCGGGCGAGAAGCGTGTCCATCCCGGTCACGATCGAAGGCGAAGCCGCCCGGGACTTCGTGATCGATGCGTCGGGTGTCTTGACCAGCTACGAGGGGTCCTCGCCCGACGTGACGATTCCGGATACGGTCACGGTGATCGCACCCTCCGCTTTTGATAAGGCACGTCGGGTGATTCGCAACGTTCGTATTCCCGCGAGCGTCCGAGAGATTCAAGCAGACGCGTTTGCGTCGACCGCTTTGACCTCGGTGACATTCGACGACACGCGAGACTATCCTTCGCAGCTGACAACGGTGGGGGAGAGGGCGTTCGCGTCGACTGACCTGACGTCGATTGTCCTGCCTGGTGCGGTGACGACCATCGGTGCCCGCGCATTTGACGGTGCCATGTCGTTGACGGAACTGGAGATTCCCGACTCCGTGCAATACTCGGGCGGACTGGCGAATACGGGACTCGAGACGGTCGAGTTTGGAACGCAGATCAGGAAGATCTCGTCGAGGGGCACAAGCCTCACGGCTCCCCAGCACCTCATCGTGCGAGGTGGGGTCCAGGGCGTCGTGGATTACGAAGAGAGCGCCTCGGATACATCTCTGATGAGTGCATTCTTCGGCGAAGGGATAACGGACATCACCCTCTCGGGGAGCTTCCCGAGAGTCGTCGTCCTGCCGTCCACAACCACACAATTCGCCCTGTACTCCTACCTGCTTGGGGGTAGACCCGACGACATCGATGTGTATGTCGCCGACGCGCAGGGATCGCCCGCATGGGCCACGGCTGAGAAGACGCTGCGGCAAGCACGCCTCGATACCGCGCGTATCCATCGGTACACCCCCGCGACTGTGACCGTGTCCGGCGCGGGAATCACCGAGGCCGATGACGGGTACGAGCTGTTGGCATCCGTCGGTACCCCGACCCAGATCACCGCCTCCGTGACCGGTGGCGTTCCGGGCGGATACCAGATGCGAGCCACGCAGGTCGGCGCGGACGGAACCGAAACACCCGTACTCGACTGGGCGGACATGACGGCCAACGCCGACTCTGCCTCTGCGCTTCTGTCGTGGAACCCGCCAAGCAGCGATACGACGCTGCGCATCGAAGTGCGCGACGCCACGCATCTGCGTCACCCGGTGACGGTGGCGCTCGCGGGCAGCCCTCAGCCGGATCCGACCCCGCAGGTGGGATCGTGGTCGCACAACGGGAGCTGCTGGAGCTACCGGTACGCGGATGGCACTGTTGAACGCAGTTCGACGCTCACCATCGACGCGCAGGTGTACCGATTCGACGCGAATGGGTGCGCGAAGACCGGGTGGGTGCTCGACGGGGACTCGTGGTACTACCACTCCTCGACGGGTGCTCAGCAGAGCGGATGGCTGACGCTGGGCACGGATACGTACTATCTGGATCCTACAACCGGTGCGATGGCCACCGGCTGGATCACAGACGGAGGTGCCTGGTACTACCTGCAACCCGGCACCGGAGCTATGGCGACGGGATGGGTACGCATCGGGTGGAAGTGGTACCACTTCTCCGACACGGGCCAGCTCCTGTAGCGTCCCTGCCATGGTGTCAAGGCTCGCGCCTCGCTCGCGCCCCGAACACCGCGTCGGGACGCGAGCGCATAAAGTCCCAGGCTTTTCCCAGGTTGCCTGTGGGGTCCCACAAGGTTGGCTCCATACAGTAGGCGTCATCGCATGGGAATACGGCGCGGGCCACACGGGTCCGAATAATGCCGACGAGCTACGTTTGAGGAGTCATCTGGGAGAACTCGCACTGTGTTGATGGGATACGCCGAGGGGCCGACCGAAAGGTCGGCCCCTCGGCGTATGTGTCGTGCCGTACGGTGAGCTACTCCGTCAGGCGCGGACGGTCGGATGCTGGTGACGCCGGTCAGAGTCTGTGCGGTAGCGTGCGTACAGGGGTAGCTGGTGCGGGGTGACAAGCGCGGGACAGGTGGCTTGTCGATGAGGGCGCATGGTACTCCGGGTGGTGCGTGTGATTGAGGGATTGACGTATCGTGAGAATGGTTGTTGCAAAGAGTGGGTGACATCCCTGTGGGGAGTAGTGTGTGACAAGCGTTCGTGTCGCGTGGACCGAACCCTCGTTTTACCGAATTGTCAACACAGGGAGGCGTATACATGTCTCATCGAAAAGTATCAGTGCTCGCGTTAGCGCTGGCTGGGGCGGTTTCTTTTACGACGGTCGGCGTTCCTGCGGCCTTCGCTGTCGATGCCGGGACAACAACGAGTGTCAGCGTCGTGTCACCGGCCGCGCAGCCCAATCCATCTGAGGATTTCGAGATCGATAAGAACGGCGTTCTCACCGCCTACACGGGAAGCTCCACGGAGGTCACGATTCCCGATGGGGTCACCGAGATCAGTACTGAGGCGTTCGCGAACGCGCAGTTGACGAAGCTGTGGATCCCGGCGAGCGTGCGCGTCATCGGCGATGATGCGTTCGTGAGTCAGGACTTGAAGGAGATTACCTTCCAGGACGACAAGGCGCATCCGTCCCAGCTCGCCACGATTGGGGATCGCGCGTTCCAGTCAACGAGCCTGGCGACCATAACACTGCCCGGCTCCGTCGTGACGATTGGTGACAATGCCTTCGCAGGGATGAGTAGGCTCACCTCGGTCCGCCTCGGAGCCAAGGTCGCTGCAGGTCAGCTGGTGGCTGCCTTCCCGGGCGCAAAAGCGCTCGCCTCCATTGAGGTCGACGCCAACAACGGCAACTATGCGAGCGTCGACGGCGTCTTGTACACGAAGGATCATTCGCACCTGATCGCCTATCCGCAGGCGAAGAACAAGGGGGGCTCCTACGCGGTCCTTGATGGAACCACCGACATCGATGACTACGCGTTCGCGGATGCCTCGGTCACTTCCGTGACGCTGCCTTCCTCACTGCGCAGAATCGGCGAGTACGCCTTTGAAAGCTCTCGGCTCACCTCGCTGACCCTGCCGGATTCGTTCGAGACAATCGGTTCCTGGGCCTTCTCGTACGCGTCGAATCTTGCTCGCGTGGACCTGGGTGGTACGACCACCGTCTCGGACGACGCGTTCCTGAACGATCTCGCGTTGACCGAGGTGAACCTGCGCCCCGACCTGGGAAGGCTCGAGGAAATCGGCGAGGACACATTCGGCGGCTGCACGAATCTGACCAGCTTGGTCGTTCCTGCGTCCGTCACCTCGGTTGCGGGCGTGTCGAATACCGGCGTGGATACGCTTGAGTTGGGGGATCGGGTCAGGAAGCTGAGCATCGTCACGCGCGGCGTCCGGAATGTCCGTCACATCGTCGTGCGCGGCGGTGTGAACGGAGAGTTTTACTCCGAGGGCCAGGCCTCGAACGGTCGCCCGGAGAGCGCGTTCTTCGGTGAGGGCATGACGACGTTCTCCTTCTGGGGTGAGACGCCGCGCGTCGTTGTCCTGCCTGCGAGCCTGACGTCGCTGGAACTCGACGAAGACGCCGCCTCCGACGTGAAGGCGAACACCGCCATTTACGTTGTCGGGAAGGAGGGATCGCAGGCCTGGAAGACGGTGAAGGCTGCGATGGAGAAGGCCGGATACGCGACGGCGAATCTGAAGGCGTACTCCGCGCCCACGCTCGCTCTGTCGGGCACTGGCATCGCCGAGGCAGGGGCTGGGTATGCGCTGACCGCGAGCCTTGGTACGTCGACGACGGTGACCGCCACCGCTACCGGCGGCACCCAGAATGTGCGCGAGGCGCGCTTCGTTCAGGTTGGACCGGGGAACGCTGAAACCGTCCTGCAGGACTGGAGTGCTGTCACGTCTGGTGTGGCCTCATACGCGTGGACGCCGACCAGCGCGGATGTGAGCCTGCGCGTCGACGTGCGCGATGCCTCGTACGCGCTCCACTCGACGACGCTGCGTGTCGGATCCTCCCCGGCTCCCCAGCCCCAGACCGGTGAGTGGAAACAGGATTCTCGCGGCTGGTGGTACCGCAACGCGGACGGCTCCTACCCGAAGGATCAGGCGGTGACGATCGGCGGTACGGTCTACCGATTCGATGCGTCCGGATACATGCGCACGGGCTGGGTGAAGGATGGCGGCTCGTGGTACTACCACACTGGATCGGGTGCTCAGGCGAGCGGCTGGACTCTCGTCGGCGGCTCCTGGTACTACCTGGATCCCTCCAGTGGCGCGATGGTGACGGGCTGGACGCAGGTGGGTTCGGCCTGGTACTACCTGAATGCTGCCGGTGATATGGCGACCGGCTGGCTCAAGGATGGCGGCTCCTGGTACTACCTGGATCCCTCCAGCGGCGCGATGACGACCGGGTGGCTCCAGATCTCGGGTACGTGGTACCACTTCTCGAATGGCGGCCAGTGGATCGGCTGATTGACGAGTCGACGAACTGCCCCCGGGGCCCCCGCCCCCCACGAGCACCTGGGGCGCGGACCCGCGGCGGCGCCGCCA